GGAGCCTTTATTGAAAATTTTCACGAATGACTTGTGGAAGAAGAGTCGACCTCTTACTGATCACGAAAATTTGTGTGGAATTCCAGGAAAGAAATTTATGGATGCGATTAAACTTAACACTTCCGTTGGATTTCCTCTTTCGGGACCAAAACGTAATCATGTGATTGAGTTGGAGCCAACAGAGGAATGGCCTAATAATCTAGAACTTGAAAAAGTTCTTATGGACGAGATTAATCGCATTGAGGATTGTTATCGACGTGGAGAACGTGGATACCCAATGGCGAAGGCATGCAAGAAAGATGAAATTCTTGCTAAAGATAAATGTAGAATCTTTTATGGTAATGCATTATCTTTGACATATCTTATCCGTAAGTATTATCTCCCTTTATTGCGTGTTTTACAAATGAATCCTTTAGTATCTGAATGTGCTGTAGGTATTAATTCTCATGGTCCTGAATGGCAGGAATTTCATGAACATGCAACCAAATTCGGTATGGACCGGTTATTTGGTGGGGATTATGAAAAATATGACCAAAAATTACCCTCTCAATTGATTTTTGCGGCTTTGCGTATCTTAATTGATTTCGCAAAAACGTGTGATTATTCGGAGGATGATTTAAAGATCATGGAAGCGATGACAGGCGACATTGTATTTGCCTATATCGCATTCAATGGAGATCTTATTGGTCTAACTGAGGGAACTCACATTAGTGGAAATTCTTTAACTGTTATCATTAATGGTATTTGTGGTTCGTTGAATTTACGTTGCTTTTTCTACTCTCAGTATAAACCTGATAGTTTTGAAGAGCGATTGAAGTTTCGTGATAACGTAGCCGCTATGACTTATGGTGATGACAATATTGGTTCTGTCAAGCAAGGTATTGATAAATTTACTATCAAGGACTGTTCATTATTCTTAAAAGAATATGGACAAGTTTATACCATGCCTGATAAAGAATCAGAATTGTTAGATTTTCTACCAGCCGATGACTTCGAGTTTCTAAAGCGTGATAGTGTGTGGCACCCTAAGTTGGGTGTGCACGTTGGAGCACTACTCGACAAATCAATTTACAAATCTTTGCATTGCTTTATGCGAGGTAAGAATTGTATTGATACTGAAGAAAGTGCATGTGCGCAGAACATTGATGGAGCCCTGAGAGAATGGTTCAATCATGGAGAAGAGAACTTTGAGAAACAACGTTCCCTGATGGGGGAAGTTGCAACTCGTGCTGGAATTTCTCATATGTGCACAGGTTTGGAACTCAATTACAACGATCGCGTTGCAGATTGGGTTGCCAAGTATGGCAATTAATCACTTCGGAGATTTCAAATCCGACCCAGTTTTAAATCTGATGGTAAGCAAAATTAATGTATGTATATGGATACCACATGTATTTTGATCTTTATGTGTTTTGTAGAGTATGTGTAGGCTTTGCATATAGAACGGTCCCTACTGGGGAATCGCAAGATGGGTTCACCGTGCCCAAATGTAAACATTTCTTTCTGTATGAGTTAATCCGCTCTACAGTCTGTGCATAAATGGATTAGTAATTTTAATATAAAC